TTATCTAATCAACTAGGAAAGGCAGTAATGGCTAGTATAGAGGCCTTACCCGCTGGCCCAGCTAGAGAAGCTTTTAAACAGCAATACGCCCAAATATTAGACATACCTACTTCAAGATTAACAGCAAAAAATGTTGCTGAAGCAGTAGGGGCTGGTGGCCCCGATAAAATGTCCGAAATAGAGTCTGCTCTTGGTCAAGTAAATAAACGCGTACAAGAAAGTAGCCTATATTTAAAAGGACTAAAAGATAGCGGAGATTTAGCTGAAAAATCTATGACTAACTTTATGAATAGTATGAAAGATAGTAGCCCAATGACTACTTTCTTCTCTAGTGCTATTAAATATAGTGGTGAACTAAACAAAGCCTTAACAGACGAGTCATTTACTACTGTAGCTGCTGGTCTTGATAAATTAAGTAATACAGACCTATCACTATTTGGCACAGCCGCCCTAGATATTCAAAATTTAGTATTTCAGTTTAATGATCTAAAACCAGCATATGAAAGTGCAGCAAAACAATTAGAAGGGTTTAGAGATAAGTTAGCTGAATTACAAAAACGTAGACAAAGCTGGAATTTAAACAATGCTGGTAAACAAGAGATAGATGAACAAATAGCAGCACAACTTGCAATAATTGCTGCACAAGAGCAAGGTGTTGGAAAAATAAGAAGTGAAATTCAAGCACTAGGTAAAGAAGCTGAAAACTTTATTAAGCGAAGTATAACCGAACAAGTAGCTGCCAGTATAGAACAATTTAAGCTTAAATTAGCGCAAGTACAATTACAATCACAAAAAGATATTGTTAGTAAAGGTTTCGCAGACACAGTTAGTGGTACTAAAGCTGTAGCGGACATATCAAAAAGACAAGTTGATGTAGAGTTAGAGTTAATTACCAGTCAAGATAGATTAGCTGATAGAATAGAATTGTTACGCCTTGAAATTCAAGACGCCAAAGACAGAGAGATGCTAAAAGGAGCACTAGCTACACCAGAAGATCCGACTGCAGCAATAAGAATACAACAAGGCATGCGTGCCAGAGAGCTAAAGAAACAATTCTTAGAAACTGGTGGTAAATTTAATTCTGGCACAACACAAAAAAGTTTTGACGCACAACTTCAGGAATTACAAAAACAAATACCAGAAAATACTGATTTGCTAGCTATACAGGAAAGAAGAACTAAAACTGCTTTAGGTGTAGCAAATGCTGCAGCTAAAAAATTATCTATTGATTTTGATGCTGCAATAAAAATCCTAGATATTGAGGCCAAACGTCAAACAGATAAAATACAATTTGAATTTGATAAGTTAAATAATATTATCGGAGCTATAGGCAGTGACACTCCTGAAAGATTGGGGGCTCAATTAGATTTAGTTCAAACTGTATTACAAGAGCAATATAAATTAATAGATCAAGCAGCAGATGCAGCTTTACAGCGAGCACAAACTGCTAGAGATATGGCACTTAAAGCCGGTCAAGATCGAACACAAGTAGGAACACAGTTTGCAGAGAAAACCGGTCAAATCGAACTAGAGCGTAGTCGCAAAAAAGAACTATTAGCTCAAAAAACAGCCTTAGAAGAGCAAGGCAAACAAGCTGCCTATAATTTGCAAATTACAGAACGTACGCTTGACAGAGAAATAAAATTAGCTAACGCAAGAAAAAGTGGCATAACAGGCACTACTTCTGAATCAGAACGCAGGAGGCAAGACCTAGACAGAAGCTTGCGTGGACTGCAAATGGGCAGAGAAAGAGCAGGCGAAGCAAAAACTCTAGCAGAAGAAGAAGGTCGATTGAACGTTTTTAGAGAAGACCTTGTAAAGCAATATGGAGTAGATGGGCAAATAAGTGCAGGTGATCAGGCCAGATTAACTTCGCTAAGTCAAATAGTTGATAAAACAAGAGAACAAATAAACGCAAATGAAGCCGTTAGAAAAGAAGTAGAACGTACTACTAGATCAGTAGAAGATTTCAATTTAACTACTAAAGAAATTGCTGAACGAGATGCACTACGATTAAGTCAGTTAGAGGCCGAGAAATTAATTTACGAAAGTATAGCGGAACTAAAGTCACATGAGCTTGCCATAGAGCAACAACGATTTGATATTCTTGATAGTTTGGGTATGTATACTCAAGATGAGAAAAATAGACTTAGTGCTAACTTACAAATTAAACAAATAGACCTTAATGTCGAACGTGAATTGCGCGATATAGCTGCTGAAAAGGTACGACTAGAATTAGCATTAGCTGCCGCTAAAAGAGCTGCTGAAGGGGTTGAAAAGGTAGATCCCAAAACTGATCCTTCTGTAATTAAGGCTGAGCAAGATTTGGCAAACCTAGATGCTAGACGTAACATGGTTGTACAACGTGCTGAAAATGCTAAGGATTTAGTAGAGCGTAGTATAATGGTACCTGATAGGTTTAAAAACTTTGCTAATGAGTTTGAAAAAATGTTTGATGGTATGGCAGATGCAATTGTTAATTGGGCAACTACTGGTAAAGGTGCTTTTAAAGATGTAATTAACAGCTTCTTGCAAGATATATTACGTTATGAAATGCGACTACAAATGCACGCATTATATGTAAATGCACTAAAACCATTATTAGGTAAGTTTGTACTAGCATTAATGGGTCCAGGAGGTTCGGGAGCTACTAGTGGTGCAAATTTTGTAGATTTTGCTGCACTAGGTAGTGCATACGATAGCGGAGTAAAAAAATATGCCATGGGCGGAGCCATGGATTATACTAGAGAATATAGTATACCAGGATACGCTAAAGGGGGAATGTTTACAAATAAAATTGTAAATAAACCTACCTTATTTAAAGCTGCTGATGGATTAGGTTTAATGGGAGAAGCAGGTCCAGAAGCAATAATGCCTTTAAGTCGTATGAAAGACGGTGCTCTTGGTGTAAAAATGAGAAACGATTATAGAGATCCCGAACGAGAAAAATCAAGTACAGGAAATGTTAAAATAGATATACATAACTATAGCGGACAACAAGTACAGCAAAAAGAAACTACAGATAGTCAAGGTAATAGAAGAGTTGAGTTAATAATTGGCGAAATGGCAAGCTCAGAAATTACTAGAAGCGGTGGATCTACGAGACAAGCTATATCTAGTACGTTTGGCATACAGCCAACATTAATTAGGAGATAATAATGGCTACATCTAGTTATACTTGGCCAACAGGACTACCACAGACACCCTTAAAAGGTTTTACGGAAACAGGAGGAGTTCTACTAAGTAGAACTCCTACTGAAAAAGGTTTACCAAAGATGCGTAGAATCGGACAAATTCCCAAAGTTCTTAATATGACTTTTTTGATGACTAGTGACCAAGTACAAACATTAGAAAATTTTATATATAATACTATTAAAGGCATATTTAGGTTTAATTTTTTACATCCTAGAACAGGCGTCAATGAAGATGTTCGAATACTTCCTACTGGCGAAGGCCAATTATTTACTTTAACTTATTTAGCGCCAGGCTACTATAACGTAGATATGCAAATGGAAGTCCTACCATGAGTAGATTAGAGTCCGCAACGCCTATGACACCAGCTGCTATTAGAGCAGTATTAGCTCCTGAAAGCGGCGATGATTTAATTATTTTATTAACTATTTATGATCCTGACGATGAAACTCAAATAGTAGCTAGATTAGCTGATGGATTTATACAAAGACTTTCATCTTCCGTAGTAATTGGTGACGCCAGTACTGGAGGAGCAGCTACTTATAACACAGACGATAACGATATTATATATGGAGTTGTTAGTAGAGGCGAAAATTACTTATATTTACCTCTAGAAATAACTTTACCTGACGAAACAGATGGTAGATCTTCAAGAGCCAGTATTGTAATATATGATGTTACACAATATCTTACCCCGCTTATAAGATCTATTAATGGTCCACCAAAAATAAAATTAGAAATTATTCTTAGTAGTACTCCAGACATACCAGAGGTAGTATTTACTGATTTTTATATTTATAATATAACGTATAATAAGGACACGGTTACTGCTGATTTATCAATGATAAATTATGATAGAGAGCCATTTCCTCAACATACATTTACTCCAGCATATTTTCCAGGGTTATTCTAATGTGGTCAAATAAATATATTGGTATACCTTTTAAAGATGGCGGTAGAGATAGCAATGGCGTAGATTGCTGGGGATTAGTTCGTCTTGTTTATAAAAACGAATTTAATATAAATTTACCAAGCTTTTCAAACGAATACTCTACTACCAGTGATGTAGAGCGATTAGAAGAATTAATTAATCAATATCGTGAAGGCTGGACAGAAACAAAAGAGCCTAAAGAAGGATCAATAGTATTATTTAGAATGATGGGTCGAGGTACTCATGTAGGAGTATTAGTTAATACTACTCAATTCTTACATGTAAATGAGGACAGTACAAGTACTATAGAAAATATTTCTAGCCACAGATGGAAAGATCGAATATTAGGTTTTTATAATTATAGTGCCGAAAAGTATGCAATACTTAACGCTGTTCCGCATCCCTTACGAACACAAAGCTATAATTTACCGATTCCTGCCGGAACTACTTTACAAGAAGTTTCTACTTGGCTATTTGATAAATGGAAGGTAAGTACAAAGCTTGTAGAAAAAATTATAATTATTGTTAATGGGCAAGTAGTAGAACAAGATCGATGGAAAACCTTTGTCCTACAAGATACAGACAAAGTAGAGTATAGAGCACTTGCTAGAGGTGGAAGTGCAAAAAGAATTTTTTCATTTATTGCGATAATTGTAATTAGTATATACGCTCCTCAAATAGCTTATGCTATTTCTCAAGGATCTTTTGCTGGATTTGGTACAGCCGCTTTTGCAACTTCAGCAACAGCTTTTTCCCAAACTGTTGTCGGAGCAGTAATGACTGCAGGTGTTAGTATAGCAGGTGCAGCTCTTGTTAATGCAATAGCTCCTATTAGACCACCAACACCTAATCAAACCGATCCTGGAAGTGCCGAAGCACAATTAATGGCTACAGGTAATCAAAATAGAGCCACACCTTACGAAGCCATACCTATAGTTTTAGGAAAAATGCGCATAACGCCTCCTATTGGCGCCATAAACTTTGTATCTTTTCAAAACGATCGCGATACTTATTTATCTTCGTTATTAGTGTGGGGTTACGGACCACTATCTTTAATACCTAATACACTTAGAATAGGCGAAATAGATATTAGTAATTATGTTGTAGATAAAATACAACACCATAATTTTAATGGAATAGCTAATAATTTATCAAACCTTAATGATATATATGGCCAGGATATAGCACAAGTATACAAAAACCAAGAATTACCAAATGACACCCATCCTTTTGCAGGAAGTGTGCCTAGTCCATCTCGTATCGAAGCCAGTGTACCCAGTTTAGGCAGCACACAAGAACCATACACAAGTATTCAAATAGCTGTTCACTTTCCACAAGGACTAAGAAAAATATTAGCTAGTGGCAAAGATGCTGGTAAAAGTTTTGCTTTAACAGATAGCAACGGCGGTAGTTATCCAGTACAAGTTAAGTTTGAATGGAATACTGGTAGTGGATGGCAACCTATTACAACTATTCCAGGAGCAGACGCTAGCGGCGTAGTAGAGTTTGGTAGTGAACAAAAAAAGGATGCTTTTACTAAAACTTTTGAATTACAGCTTCCTGCTGGAACAGGTAGAAATAGTATTCAAATTGGACTAACTAGACTTACTGGTGCCTGGAGCGACGCTCCTTCGGAAGGCACACCTGAATGGAATTCTTTTGTAGCTGGATCCGGTGCTTGCTACGTAAGCACCATAGCAACAGATTCATATAGCGGCGGATCTTATTATGAAGACATTTTAGATACGTCAAAAACTACTAGAGCAGCATGTGAAGCTACACTTGGTGGCAAATGGATCCAATCAGACTCTAGCAATATTAAAAGGGCAAAAGATTGGAGGTTTTCTCACCAAGTAAATTTACTTTCTTTAACAGCAAGACGAGTTGCCGCACCTATAAAAGATCCTGCAAATTCACAATTAACAAAAACCGCACTTAGGTTAAAATCTAGTCAAGAATTAAACGGCCAATTAGAGGGTATAAATGCTATAGTCCAAGCTTATGGATATGATTGGACCGGAGGAGCTATCTGGGGTACAGTTAATAAACCAGCATGGCAGTTAGCAAGTATAAATAACCCTGCAAGTTTATTTATACACGTTTTATTAAGTGCCGCTAATCCTCGCAGAATATTATGGTCCGAGATTGAAAATAGAGTAGATTTAGTAAGATTACAATATTGGCATTATTATTGCGCTAACAAAGGATTTACTTATAATGCAGTCATTGGCGGCCAACGCAGCCTTTTAGATATATTAAGAGATATATGTGCTGCTGGTAGAGCTAGCCCTACGTTAATGGATGGAAAATGGACAATTGTTATTGATGAACCAAAAACAAATATTGTTCAACATTTTAGTCAACATAATAGCTGGGGATTTGAAAGCACTAGAGCTTTAGCAAAATTACCTGATGGATTACGTGTTACATATTTTGATGAAGACGAAGACTATAAGCAGTCCGAAATTATTGTATATAATGCAGGAAAAAATGAAAATAATAGTGAAATATTTGAGGCTATAGAATTACCTGGAGTAACAAAAAAATCACTGGTAATAGACCATGCTAAATGGCATATGGCTCAAGCTATATTACGTAGAGAAGCCTATACTATTAATACCGATATTGAATATATTATATGTAATAGAGGAGATAGAGTAACAGTTACCCATGAAGTACCTATGTGGGGAACAGGCAGCGGCAGAATAAAAGCTAGATTAGATGCAAATACTTATGTAGCAGATGAAGCATTATTAATTAATCCAGCAAAACAATATCAAGTAAGAGTAAGAAGCAACAGTTATCCACTAGAAAATACTATAGCAAATATTAAAACAAATTTTACGCTATCTAACATTAGCAGAAACAATAACATAGTAACAATAACGACAACAGATACTGCACATCCTTTTAGTATAAATGACATACTAGTAATTAGTGGTGTCAGTGATAGTAGTTTAAATACTACTAATGCTGTAGTTACAGAAATTGGTAGTAACTGGTTTAAATACAAAAATGTAGGAGCTGATGCTACTAGTAGTGCAGGAAATATAACTTTAACAAACGGACTATACCAAAAATTTGCATTAACTGGTGCTGGAATTGGGGTTAAATCAGGAACAAGTGTACATTTAGCAGATGCAGGCGACTTATTTCTTTTTGGAGAGCTAAATAAAGTATCTAATGATCTAATAGTAATTAGTATCGAGCCAAATAGTAGTAAAACAGCTCGGATAAGTTTAGTAGATTACGGCGTTACTAATAGTTATAATATTTTTACAGATTATTTAACTTTAACTAGTGTAAATACATTTGAAACAAATATAACTTTACCAGGATCATTGACAGGGTTTAAATTAACAGATAAACCGGTTATTACTAGTATAATAAGTGATGATACAGTAGCTTTACTCTTATCAGAAGGCATTTATAGTTATCGAATACAGGTTAATTATGCTAACTTTTCTATTACTGGGGAAGTATTTAGTACAGCACAAACATCTATTACAGGATTACCTAATAATGTTGCAGAAGTAGAGTGTCAATATGATTTAGCCACTGCTCCTACAGGAAACGAAAAAAGTATTCGCGTTAAATATGATGCTAATAGTATTTATATAAACGATGCAGAGGTTGGAAAAACTTATAGAATACGATTAAGATATATTTCTTCAAACGGATCTCAAGGTCCGTGGACAGCGTACCAAAATCACACTGTAACTGGTAAGGATACTAATTATGGCGAAGTTGATGCAATACTTGTAAAACGAGTTGGCAAGTTATTGGAATTAACACCTGTTATGACCCCCATGCCAAATGACTTTAGAGAGTTTGAAATTAGAGTCTATAAAGATTCTGGATACGGAGATTTTTGGAATACTATTCCAGCAACTACTCCAACCGGAACAGATCTTACATCTGGCGTAGTTAAAGTCATAAGAACAACAGGACCCACAACTGTAGATCTTACAACGTTTGATAGACCTAGAATTAGTCAAGCGGGTGTACAATATAGAATAGCATGTAGGGCTATAGATCGTGCCGGAAACTATACTGATAATAGTGCACTAGGTTACATATTAATTCAGAATATACAACCGCATGCTCCAGTAACAGGCGTTCCACCTCAAGCTAACTATAAGTTAACACCAGGAGTAGGGTCTTTTAGTATAAATGTAGATCAACCAATAGTAAATGGACAATTACGAGATGATGTAGCAGGTATAAAATTATGGCTAAGTACCACAAACGGATTCACTCCTAGTTCTAGTACTCTTCGTGTAAATTCACAAGGTCTACAGGCCACTATAACAGACCTGCCAGTAGAAGTAGTACATTATTTAAAATATGCAATAGTTAGTACTATAGATCCTAATGATCCTAGTGACGGATCTATAACACTTAGTAATCAAATACCAGTTTTACCTAAGTGGAGTTTGGATGGTGTAGATACTACTCCCCCACCAATTCCTGGCACAGTTACAGTTAGCCCCGATAATAGTGGAAAAATAGTTGTTAGCCCAGTAATAAGTAATGTTTTAGTTTCTATAGAGGATCCTAATGAAATTGCTTATAATAACCCTACATATGCCGATGGAAGCACTAGTAAATTATATACAACACAAATAAGTACTACACATAAACAAACCGTTATATTTGGTCGTGCGCTTGGAGACACAGAAGATGCTACTACTGTAACATTTTCAAGTGTGGCCGGAAAACCACTAGGTTTTTTTGAAGGATTAGTTGGTTCATTCCCAGCAGAGCCCGGTACTAGATATAAACTGTGGTTCAAATATCAAACAAAAGCAGACGTACTAAGTGTAAATCCTAGTAATTCTGTGGTAATAGAAACTGGGCAAGACGTTAAAAAGCTATTACATATACTATCTGGTAAAATATCTGAAGGACAGTTATACCAAAGTTTAGGTAAGCGAATAGATAAAGTAGATCGCGGAGAGGCTCCAGTAGCTGTAGAAGTTGAACAGCTAAAGGACCAGTGGTCTGTAAGGATTGATAATGGTGGTCATATAAGCGGTTTTGGCCTATCTAGTACCAGACCTTATCCAGGAGCTACACCACAAAGCGAATTTGGCATTAGAGCAGACACATTTTTTATAGCACCACCAGCCGAAGTTAACGCAACTGCTCCAACTGGCGATAATTTTATGGGTCGTATTTGGGTAGATACAAGTACCCCAATAGAAGGCATTGTTAGTGGTGTAAGTGCGTGGCACAAAGTATATAAACCAGATATACACAATGCAAAAGTATGGCCGAATATTAGCCAGTTACAAGTATGGGAGTTGAAAACAGACGAAGAAATAAGCAGAATGCCAGCACCTGCTCCATTAGGCTTAGGAATTACTCCTGTAAATAGAGGTATTTGGTCAGTTGAAGAAGCTTATGCAGTAAATGATTATGTAACACTTGATACGCAGGATTCGCAAAATCATAGAGATTACTACATTTGTAAAATAGCCTATTCTCCAGTTACATTTACACTAACTACAAAACTACATCCAGATTTTTCAACAGATTCAACAAAAGTAGGATTTTTTACAGGAATTAGCCCAGCTATAAATGAAACTATATACGTAAATGGGGTAGAAACCGGTATTCCACGTATTGGTCCTAGCTATAATTCTAATGGTACATTTTACTATGTAATTTCTGGGGGAAGTCCTTTTCAATTAAGTAAATCGGCTGGCGGTAATCCTATTATAAATAATACAAAAGCCACCGTCAAATACTGGAAAGCAACTGCTGGAGGAGGAGGTAGTTGGGTAACAAATTCGAACTTAATAACATACCCTTTTATAGTAAAAACTACTTCTGAAGTTATTGATGGTGTTACTGTACCGGCCGGTGTTTATATTGATCAAGCATATATTGCTAATGCTACAATTACTACAGCCAAAATCGCTAACGCTGCTATAGAAACAGCAAAAATTAAAGATTTATCTGTAGTTAATGCTAAAATTAGTAATTTAGATGCTACAAAAATTACTGCAGGATTTATAGATGCAGCAAGAATTCAAGCAGGAACAATAACTGCAGATAAACTACAAGTAGGTTTAATAATACAATCTACAGACGGTAAATTTGTAATTGATTTTGGAAATAAATTTATAAAAATAGAGGTTTAAAATGTTTGGTCATGAGTTACCTACAGTAATATATGAAAAATTACAGCAAGTAGGAAAATTATATATTGCTAATGATAAAGGTAAACCTGTAGTAGAGTATGAGCCTGGAAGGAATACTGTTGCTATACTTATTTATAAAGAGTATAATAATGTACATGCAATCAGTGAACGAGAAAGAGAAGAAATGAATAAGTTAAAAAAGCCTACTGGGTTAGTAGGCTCTAACAAAGATATGTATAAAACATTTCTTCCCGACAGATATATTGAAAATCATCCTTTTATAAATAGAATTTTTATTCATGGAATTTTTGATTGCCATACTCTACTACATGACTATTATAGTCGCCAATTTGATCTTTGGATACCGGCTTCTATGCAAAAAACCTATGGCTGGTGGGACGAAGGAGAAGATTTATATTTTCAACATAAACCAGACTATGTGGAACAAGTAACTACCATTAAGCGACATGATACTGTTTTATTTAAATTAGGCCCTGTAGCAAATCATGCAGCTATTGCACTGGGAAATAATAAAATTTTACATCACTTAGGGGGTAGATTTTCTTGCGTTGAAATACTAAATACTACATTAAAAAATTCCATATATGCGGTATATAGGATTAAAAACATAGATGAATTAGTATCTATACACGGCGATAAGTTTATAGAAGGCGAAAATGGCTAAAACATTTTGGGGCGGAACACTAAATGTAGTACCTTATCCTAGAGACTTAGTAGAATGGACTACAACTACGGGAACTAACTGTAGTTTGTCCAGGGATACTTCTGGACAAATTCCACCAAGTCCTGCAGTAGGTGTAAGTGGTTCTACAGGCAATCCTTTACAAATGTATGTAACCGGAACAGGCTCCTCTACAAATACAACAGGCACTTTATCTGATAATCTTTATCCAGCACGTGTTGGACAAACTTGGCGAGTAACTGGATGGATACGTTCTAATGTACCAACAAAAGCAAAGGTAAGCATACTTGAAGCCGACGACACTGGAGCAGTTATTAGCACAGAAACTAATACGGATATTCCTAGTCATAGATTAACAGGTATTATAGTTGCAACATTGCAAAATAGTAACAATGTTATAACCTCTAATGATGGAGGATTAACCTGGGCAATTAAAGCATTTCCAGATACACCTAGTAGCGGTAATTGGACTACTAGAGCTATTTGTTGGGTAAATGGAATATCAGCTTTTGGTTTAATACGAAATAGTGGTTCTATAAGTAGTTATATAGGTTTAACTGCTGATTTAAGCAGTTGGGGCAGCCTGGCACTATTAGACAATACATCTAGTAGTGCCGGCACCATAGTAGCAGATGGAACTTTTAATAGTAATCAAAGCAAGTATTATTTAGCTAGCGATCAAGATATTTATTATTATAATACTCAATCAAGCACTTCTTTTGAATTCAGAAAACTTACAACCGAAGTAGCAACTTATGCGGGTTTTACCGGTAATTTACGAACTTCAGTAATAGGAACAAATAGTGCTGGTACTAAATATTTAATAGTAGCCGGAGATGTAAATACTGCTGCAGCAAAAATACCGGTATTTAGTTATATATGGGCAACAGAATTAAGTAATTTAGATAGTTCTACAATGCCCCAACGAGGATATTTTGAAAAAGTATCAGACGGTTATAAAGATGCAACCTTTAGGGGCAGCTATTTTGCAAATGGCTTAGTTGTTGTTGTAGGTACTCATATATTAGTATCCACACTATCAACCAACACAGAAGATACTACAAACGCTATTAGTAATATTCATTTTACTTCAGTAAACCTTGATTCTTCTTTGAGTGGAATTATATGGAACTCTGTTACCTATAATGGAGTTTATTGGGTTGCCTGTGGTACTCAAGGCAAGATAATATTTTCTCCAGACGGGCATAATTGGTATCCTCTTGTATACCAATCTAATGGTATAACTAATAGTTTAAACTCTGTAGTTTGGACTGGCACAAATTTTGTAATTGTTGGTGACGGAGGCATATGTTATATTAGTATTGACGGTATAAATTGGGCTCCAAAAACTACAGGTACAACTTCTAATATATTAAACATGGCTTGCGCCACTCCAATTACTTTAGGTGGAATTAATTCATCACATGTTAATTGGTTTAGAAGATTACAAAATACTGTATGTTTACCTTATTTTGGAAAGTATCCAGATGTTGCTTATAATTACGAGTTAGATAATCAAGGAAAGACTCCAGAAGAATTTCAAACATTACATTATACTACTTATGGAGCCACTGAACTTAGAGATGCGCCTACTGTTCCAACAACAACTAGTGCCACTTTTCCTGTTAATGGTTGGTGGCAAAAATTTAGATTCAAATATACTTTAACAAATACAAATACAAAATATATTCAATTAAAGCTATATGGGTCAGATAATAGTGGTACTGGAGTATACGGAAACAACGGAGAGTATATATGGTGGGACGATGTAAGATTAACTAGCGGCGAGCAGGTTATATCTATTTATAATTCACAGGGGCCAGACGGAGATGATCCTGTTAGAAAACCTTGGAATTGGTTTGAACATATTTATTTTGATAGTAGATTTGATTATTTAAATATAGTCAAAATAACAAGTACTGTTACAATAAATTATGCAGCTGAAGCGGTTAATACGTCTCGTCGCAGGAAAAAAAGAGGTAGTAGAGGAAATGTTTTACGATTTGGTACAGTATTGCATGAATTAGATACACATAATTTAGGTTATACACCAACTGTAGTATTAAGTGATGCAGTTACAGGAGCAGGTATAGGAGGCACTAGTTTTATACAGACTGTAGGTAATACTACTTGGCGACAAGTTTGGCTAATGGCTGATACCTCGAAATTGTATTTAAGAGAGAGATGGTATGTTCGTCAGAATGAACTACCAGCTTTTTCACAGTCTTATAAAATTGTTTATTTTAATAAAGCCGCAGATGCTACTGGAGGTAGTGTTGATGCTCCACCTCCACCTCCTCCGCCTCCTCCCCCATTTGTACTAGAACTAGGAGAGTTCGGCCAGCCGACTATTAGAGGAGTAAGATTTAAAATAAGTGATCCTACTAAGGTTAAGAAACTTAAAATTGAGTGTAAAGTAGGACCAGCAAGTGCAACTAAATATGACGAACTAACTTCTAGTGCTGTTCAAATTTATGGGCACGATAGTGGTACCGGAGACTCTTTACCAGCCGCAAATGTAATTCAGCGTGTAGACCCACCAACCGGCCAAACAGAAATACATTCCGATGAATTAACATATAAATGGGAAGAGGCCAAAGTAGGCTTTAGAGTTTCATGTGAAACTACCGATGCAAATGAAATTGTATCCGATGAAACTACTGCTGACGGTCCCCCACAAGACTATTTAAGGATTGGAGGAACAAAACCAGAATACACTATTACCCCAAGCAGTACAAGTATTAGTGAAGGCGGTAGTGTAACCTTTAATATTACTACTAAAAGTGTTGTTAATGGAACTTCTGTTAATTGGGCAAATACAGGCAGCGAAAACGAAGTTAGTAGCGGTAGCGTTACAATTAGTGGCCCAGCAGCAACCGCATGGCCTATTGGTACTCCACAAGGAACGGCTTCATTTAGTGCATCTGTAAGTGCAGATCAAACAACAGAAGGAGATAAAACAATAGTTATTGTATTAACACCTCCAACACCAGGAACACCGGTAACAGCAGATACAGTTACAGTTAGTGATACTAGCTTAACTCCGCCACCACCACCGCCACCGCCAGATGGAGGAGGAGGGGGAGGATGTTTTGCTTATGGAACACAAATAACGCTAGTAGATAATTCTACAATTAGTATTGAGCATATACAGGTAGGACAAGTTTTAAAGACTATTAGTATAGTCGGTTTAGGATTGGAAGAAGATAATTGGAAAACATGGAGTACTACAAACTTTAGTTATTCAAATGCTAATGCAACTGTTACAGCGGTAATGTTTGATAGCTATAGTAGTTATTATAATATTAATAATAATCTACTAACAGTTACTTATGAGCATCCAATATTAACCAAAGTAGAAGACATCATAAAATTTATGCAAGTACGAGACATAAAAGTAGGAATCAGTATTTTTAGTATTCAAGGCTGGATAGAAGTAACTTCTATCGAATTTATAAATCAACCGATTCAAGTTGTAAATTTAGCAGTTGAAGACGAAGATACATATTTTGCCAATGGCATTTTAGCACACAATAGTACCCTAAAGAACTAATATTATGTCCACTACTAATATATTATATGCTGATAATGACGAATTATATGTAGGGTCCGTATTTAATATAACTAAAGATTATATTAATATAGATACTGTTAGTAGTTCAGATGCTGTAAAAATACCACTAAACCCAACAATATATGTTAGTGCAACTGGTACTACATATTATTTTGATGGAACTACTATATCCATTGGAGATGGAGCCAGCGGAGCATTTCCAGGCTTATTATATTTAAGGTTTCCTACAACTAGTTGGTTAAGTGGTGGTACCAGCCCTCCTCCGAGTACTCCTCCGAGTACTCCTCCGAGTACTCCTCCGAGCACTCCTCCGAGCACTCCTCCGAGCACTCCTCCGAGCACTCCTCCGAGCACTCCTCCGAGCACTCCTCCAAGTACTCCTCCAAGTACTCCTCCAAGTACTCCTCCAAGCACAGGAATTACTATAGATTCTTATAATTATACTATAACAAATATAGATGCAACTACATTTAATGTTAAGTTATTGTGGGAAACGACCGGAGCTGTAGGAGTATATATAGAAGTATATGAGAATAATAATTTGTTTGATTCATACACTGGGTTAAGTCCGGACAATCCAACTATAGGTATTACTATATCTAGTTTATCTGCATATAATACTTATGAAGCAAAGCTTACTGCTTATGACAGTAATAATGAGTCAGTCTCTTCCTCAGTATATTTTTAGATAGGGTATAATATGCCATTATTAATACAAAACAATGACATATTAATGACTAATACTGCTGGCGAAGCAAGATTTACAACTTTGCGAAAAATGCCAAGTATTCTTCGTACAATTTCCGGAACCTTTACAATAACTAGTGTATCTTTAGGTTATAATACTACGGACTATATTATATTACCTGCAGGTACGCCTGGAATACAAAATTATGGCTACTTTATACTTCCAAGTTTTAGAATAAGTAATAGCGATGCACAGTCTGGAGGACTGTCATTGAGTGGGCTAGGTACAGTACAATTAGCATCTTATAGACAATCTGACGGAAGCTACGCAGGATCTATTATATTTGACGTATTTGTTCTATCTGATTTATCATTAATAATACGTCAAACTGTTGGTATCACTACCGCAAATATTTTAAAAGATAAAGATGATATAGAAGTATATAGCGGTGGCGGAACATTAACATTTCCACAACCAATTGACGTAAGCTATACTTTGTACTACTGTAGATGGCCTATGAGTGGCGAAACACCTATATTACCGCCACCATCAGCTCCACCTGCAGGACCACCACCGCCTCCAGTTACACCAACACCAGAACCTCCTCCACCTCCACCAGAAGATACTAGTGGACCCTAAATTTATAAGGTTTATAAAACAATGTCTGTTAAAGTAATTAAACTATCAGTAGATAATTTAACAAATACTACAGAAGTAACAATTCAAATATATGAAACAGTTAATAATTTATCAAGATTAAAAGATACATATACTTTTGAATTGCCGCAAAGATATGAGTTTGTTAATGATTTCTTACTTGAAGCGATTTATCAAAAACTACAGGACAATGGAATAACAATCTATCCAGAAGAATAACCTGTAGAATTGTATACATCCCTGCACCGGCTATAGCTAGTGCAGGGATATTTTTTGCATTGACTTTATTTAGCCCTTGTGGTATAATAGGTTTAAATTGTAAAAAACCGGTACAAATTTGACCAGGTTAAACCTGATTATACGGCATTTTTTCAGCAGAATATAGAATTTAGGAGATTGTACAGTGGAGAGTCAAAGTCAAGATTTAGTTCAAACAGTCTCCTTGGTAGCCCTAGCCGCAATTGGCTTAGTAGTAGGAGTTCAAAAACTGTTAAAGGATTGGCGTTCTACAGAAGCCGAAACCAATATTATTCAATTGATGCATACAGAAATCGAGCGTATGGGCGAGCAAAATACAAAACTAAGTACTGAGCTTGGCAAACTGCAAGAAGAAGTTATTAGGCTAAACCAAGAGCTTTCAAAGCTTAATATAGAAAATAGTAAGTTGCAAGAAGAAATCGCTCAGTTAACACTAGAGCTAACTCGTTTTAAGCAAATGGGCAGAGGCTAATATGAATCCAGCAAGAATCAACTACAAAGTATATCAAGGTAGTACTTTTCAAGAAGTATATCGCTGGGAAACTTCT